AATGGGGTATTTTCAATTTCTTCAGTTTTACTATTAATCTTATGGTCTAATTGTGCTTTCTTCAACTGTAAATCAATCATTTTTAACTTCTTATTGATTTTAGCTGTTTTAGCAGTAATAGCATGACCCAACATTGTACCAGCACTATTAAATATTTCACTAGCAAAACGACTGTCAACTTGCATTCCTAGATCCATCAAGTCTTTATAACTGTTCTTAGCTAATTCTGCCAAGTCATCCATCTCAGTATCACTGGCTTCTAAACCACGAACTTGTGGTAATGCTTGTTCAATCTTTTCTAAATTACTGTATGCTTCTTTGGTATAATGTTGTATATCTTCTTTTTCAATGAAGTCATCATTACCCTGGTCTAGTACCGGCAATTCAAATAATTCTTCAAGTTTTTTAGTCATACTACTACCCTATAATAGTAGTATTTATTACTTGCGTGACCCGGTTCTAAACAAATCATCCTCAGTAATAACTCTGAATGTCAAGCTATTCTGTTTACAATATGCTTTGGCGCTTGCCCATTTAGCATGATTAACTGCTACTACCGCCCTATCTCTAGCATTAACAACACGACTTTCAATTAAACTTTGTTTCTTTGGTTTAATCTCTACAATTTCAGCCTGTTGTTTTCCAAATTTATTTTCATATACAATAAAAAAGTCAGGGATGTAATTAGCTTTTTTACCAGTAAGGGGGTGCATGTAGGGTATTACAATTGCTTCACTTGCCCATCTTAACACACTTTTGTTTTTATCACAAAACTGCATGAATGTAAATTCCCATCCACTACGATATTTAGGGTGATGTTTGCCTATATATTTTTCGGGATTTGTAGGTACAAAAATACCCTGTGCATAGTTAGGCATTATATTAAAACGTTGCGTTGAACGTTGTCGTTGGGTTGCGGCGTTGTGCTTATGCCGTATAGTGAAGATTTACTTTTAATACTATTTAGATAATAGGTCATAATAGCATTTGCTTCAAGTTTTGTTTTTGCCTGACCTTGAATATAAGTCAACAAGTCTAATGGATTCTCACCAGTGATGTTTGCTATACGAAATATCATGGTAGAAAAATTATTTGCTACTGTATCACTATTACTAACTTGTTTAAAATAGGAACGAACTATTTCATATTGATTACCATCAACTATCATATCAAAATTATAATAACTATCAAATATATTAACAGTTTTATCTAGTATTGATTTTGGTGCGTCTACTGTATTACCCATTATTTAGGTCCCTTATAACTTTCAGGATAGTAGCCAGTTGTTTTTCCTACTCCCTTGACTAATGCATTATTTGCATCATTTACTACTTGGTTGGCTGTGGGGAAATTAAAATTAATATTTCTGTTTGGTGTTCCTGTTACCCAGCTAGTTGCGGCGCCAGTTAAATCACCTTTGGCTGCATTAATGATTGCTTGAGGATTGTTAAATGTTTTAGTCAATTGACCTGTTTGTCTAATGGCGCCAAGATAGTCTCCGCGTTCTAACGCATCCAATACTCCACCTGCACCATCAACAAGACCACCTTGACCTAAAATACTACTGTTACTTCCAGGGGCCGCAATAGGACTTAATTTTCTATCGTAGTGAGCATCTGTTGCAAATTTTTCAACTATTTGCGAGGGTGATTTACCATCAACAGCACCATTGTAATACTGAACAGTTTCATATTGAAGGGACATGGTGTTTTCCATAGTACCATTCTCTGAGTACGCATATGTATCATGTGTAAAACTGCTAATCATAGGATTTATTAATCTATACAATATAAAATTATGCTGATTAAATCCATATACATTTATTGCTCTAAAAAAAGGAACCTTAGTTAGTGAAGATTGACCTGAAACAATTTTACTAGGCTCACCAATATAGCCCCAATCTTCATTCATTGTTATGTCCGGTGAGTAAGCTGTTCTACTGTTTATATCTTGACCGCCACCACCAGATACTTTAGAACCAATTGGGTCAGGTTGTATGCCATCTTTATAGTAATATGTGTAGTATGCATGCCATAATTTAGTAATTAATCCACTGTTAGTATCATGGAATACTATATTAATGGGATCATATTTAATTTTAGTTTGTACAATTCGTTTACGATTGTATTGATTCATCGTGTGTAAATCAAAACTAAACTTAGGTAACTCTACTTTTTTTACAGCTAAACCATAATTATGGTCTTCTGGTACGTTGGGTGGTTTTGCGGCACTTATGCTATTTTCATTTACATCAAAATAAACATGAAATAAAAATTTAAATTTAGGCGCATATGCATATGCGTCTGGCAAAAAGGTTTTACTTGCGTGAGTGTAGTCACGCAAGTAATCATTGCCGAAAAATCCACTTGCTACATCTTTAACAAATGGTTGTTGGAAAAATCCCATTTATTATCTAGATGATCCAATACCAGTTACTGATCCGCCGCCAAATGCACGACCAACTTGTACACCAAGACCTGAACTTAATGGGCTTTGTACTGCATTATCAAAACGAATACTTAACTGTATTGTTGCTGGTTCATTGCTCTTATAATCTAGGTTATTGTAGTTTGCAGATTTAATAAAGCAACCATACAATTCCCATGCTTCTAATACGTTTGGAACCAATACACCGTTACCACCGTCTAATATTTCATAATTAATTTGAAATTTATAATCTTGACCTGTTGCCGCACTAGCTTGTTCAACAAAATCGAATTGCTTCTGTAATTGTTGACCAACTAATTTACTAACGTTTCCTGCCGCATCATCACGCAAGTTGATTTGTGTTTCTTGCCATGAATGCTTACCAGCTAGATATACTTTACTGTTATAAATGTCTAAGGTGACTTCTTCAAATGACACGTTAGGTCTTTGAATGTCCATTACTTGTTTTGTTAATTCTTGTGTAGAACCACCAACACCGAAATTTAGGAACAATGCTCTGAAACGAAATTGTAATTTAGGCATTAACAGACCCTGAGAACTAGGGGTGTTATCTGAACCTACTGTCATGTTAAACAGTGAATTTGAGGCTGTTGCCATTTTGTGTTTCTCCTATATTATTATTTATCTATAATAAATCCCCGTTGCCGGGGGTTTATTTTTATCCATTTATCTCGCCAGTATTCATAATACGTACTGGAATATAGATGAATTCGGCAGCCTTAACTGGCTCCACTGCAACGTCTACCCATAGTTCGTTTCTGTCAATTCTTGCAGGTGTGTTGTTACTTTCGTCACAAACAACCAAGTAGTCATATAGACCGCGCTTTGATACTAAGTCAATGAATAATGACTGTACTACGCCAGTCAATTGACTGCGTGTCAATGAATCATTAGGTTCGAACACGAACGGACGAGCCGCAACTTGTAGTCTTTCACGGATATAGCATACTAAACGTGCTACGTTTGTTCTGTCTAATGCACTTTGTGAATCAAATGTATTCTTGTTACCATAGTTCAACAAACCCACGCCTGTGAAGAACGCTAAAGGATTAATTTGATTTGTGTATAACACATCACGAATACTCATACGATTCTTAACAGTTTTGAATTCACCTGTTGTTGAATCTAAGTATCCAATGTTTGTAGCATTGTCAATTGTACCTCTACGTACACCTGCTGCCGCTAACCAAGGATAAGCAACAGTGTCATTGCGTAAGAATGTACGTAACATCATATGACTTGCCGGAACAACAATACTTGCACCAGTTAAATCTGTTGCAATACCACTTGGATAGAATACACCAAGATATGTATCACGTGTTACCATAGCATCTTCGCCTGAACTGGTTGCGCCTTTAGCGTTGGTAGCCCATGCTAGAATATCAGTTGCTTGGTCTGCTAAACGCAAAGGAGTGTCACCGATAATATATGCGGTGTTGTTACGGTCATTATTCAATGTAACCATGTCAGGCATTAGTTCTGGATAGCCCGGGCAAGCCATTAGATTCATAAATGAATCTTCTTCACGGATACTCATATTAGTACCGATTGCTGCCTTTAATGCTTGTACAACCATGTTACGTTGTGCTTTACGACCCATGAAAGCTGAACCATCTTCTTTTAGTCCGCTTACAGACACCCATGTATAAGCATGAGTTGGCAAGCTAGCGCCTGGATAATTTGCTTGTGTGAAATAGCTTCTTCTAAACTCTTTTACGTTATATCCCGAACGGCGTGTGTTAAATAACAACATACCTTGTGGATATAAGTCGGGGTTAGGACAATCTAAATCAACATAGTTACTAGCTAGTAAACTATTGATAGTTGGAATAGGATCATTTACTGGATCTATATAGATGTTAGTACCCCAACGTGCATCTGCAAACAATATACCATTACTACTTGTCTGGTCAGTGTTGTCCATAGCTGCCCATTGATCTACTCCATCAATTTCTTCCCAACGATATAATGATGGATAATTTTCCAAGTCACTTGTATCTAACCATAAATCACCATATACAAGACTAGTACCATCTGTTTGTTGAGTTGGTTTACTAGTTCTTAGAATAATACCAAGCGGGTCCGTAGCATTTGAGCCTGCATTTGTCGGGTGACCCATGCTATCGTAATTTGTATTTTTATATCCTACCCATATTGAACCCTTCTTGACCATAATGTCAACTTCGGTTGATGTACTATAGAACCACTTAGTTCCAGTCAATGGTAATGCACTTGGAGCACCTTCGTTAGGAATATAATCTAATGGTACCCAATTAGACAAGTTTGTATAGTATAATGGGTTTGCTGCACCGGACTTAATTGCAACTGTTGTGATAGCTCCGGCTGATACCTGTACTACAGTAAGTTTTAAATCATTAGCTGGAGTTGCACCGCCTAATCTATCGCCATTTATTGTGATTTCATCACCGATTGCATATCCAGTACCACCGCTAGCACCGTCAACAAAATAATGACCTCTGCTATTTCTTATATTGAACAATCCACCAGTACCACTACCATCAGTAGCGTTTTGATTCAATGATGCATTAGCATATGTATCTAACGTGCCTTTTGTAACTCCAAGTGTAGCAGTGTGTGAAAATCCCAATTGGTTAATTAAACCATTACTTTGGCTATTTGCACCCACATCACTAAATGAAATCATTCCACCTAATGTATGAGTTAATTGTATTGCTCCGTCGGATGTTACTGTTGCAGTTGTATACGGAATCTGAGCAGATGCCCAATCAATAACAAAACTAGCCGCAGTAGTGCCTGTAGTTGTAATGATAAATGCATTACTAGCCATACTTGTACCTGGTAATGATACACCAACTTTTAATGTTTTTCCTACTCCTATTGTAGGATTATTTGCAGAGGCTGTAATTACAGTAGGACCTGTTGTTAATCTTCTAAAGAACTCAACTACTGATTCTGGTGTACCTGTTCCAACTGTTGCAAATATAGTATCAGCAGGAATAGCTTTTCCGCCTGAGGCGTCTAGACCATATGTAGCAGTAAATTCGCTAGAGTATTTGTGTACAGTTACTGTATTAAATGATGCTGTTCTTGCTGAATATTTTGATAGAGCAATATCCATACCATTTCCGGCTGCGCTAGTCTTGATCCATAAAGAACCGCTTGGACGAGGATTATCTTGACTACTTGTCCATAATGGCATTTGTGCGCTTGTACCAAATAATATTTCTGGACTGTAATAGTCTCCGTCATCTATGCCCATGTCATCTAATACTGTTCCATTAGTGGTAGCAAGAGTGATCTTTTTATTAACACCATACTCACCATAATAAATTCGTAGAGTGTTTCCTGAAACGCTAGCACGCACATCCGATGCATTTTTAGCGTTGATTGCACTAGCAATTCCTGAAACAGTATTATTAGGTGATGACGGTACTGTTACTGACATAGAATAGCTACCATTTACGTTTATTGTAAATGAATGACCCGCTGTCAATAGTGTAGGGGTTAACGTAGCAGTAACTGTAGGATGAGACATTTTCCAATCTTGGGTTCCTACAGGAACCCATTCATTATCTTTAGTCTTATAGAAGAATGTATTATTGAATAATTCTCCGTAAACTGTCTGCCCAGGTACAACTGCATAGTCGCCTATGTTGCCAATTCTTTGTACAGGTTGATAGTCAACTATATTAACACTATCTACCAATACGATTGGATCTCTGTTAACAAATTTATTTAGAGTACCATCAAATTCATAGATACCCCACTTTGTTTTCATTGTGTCTAACCAATATGTACCATCTTCCGGTGGTCCGATTGGACGTGATAACTGACCAACTAAACTTCCCAAGTCAATATCAGCACGTAATACATAAGCACGATTTGTAGTGCCCAATAATGAATATGCAGCCATTAAGCCATATTCGTTTAATTCGTAACCATGAATACTTGTTCCATTAGTCGTTTTGTAGAAGAATGGGCTACCGTATAAGTTAATTAAATCACGTTGACTTGTTACTTGATATAATTTATTAGCATTGGATGCTAATGTTGCTGGAGCAGTACCAGTACCAGCGGCATCAGCTTTATTGTTTGCTGTCGCCAATAATATTAGGGGAACTGAATTTGAGGCAGCTGGTAAATATTGACTTTGGTCAATAACTGTTACTTGTACGCCCGGTGAACTTAGTGCCATTTTGTTTTCCTTTAAGTTATAATTATAAGGCTTTTAAGACCTATCATAGTTATATTTAGCGAATATACCAAAAAAAGCATGAATAACTGTGCCTTCGAAGGTGTTTCAATAAATAGATGATGAGACCTATATGCAAAACATGCAACAAGAACTTTTGTGCAGTAAATTATAAACGAAACGATATCACACACTATCGTAGTATGTGTGATGAATGTGGTAGAAAGAAAAAGAAATTAAAACCAAGGATTGCTAATTGGCAAAAAAGTCCATATAAGAAAAAACCCACATGTGACTTATGTGGGTTTAAAAGTCTATATCCTACACAAACTACAGTGTACCATATAGACGGTAGTTTAGAAAATGTAAAATTTACTAACCTAAGAACTATCTGTCTAAACTGTGTTGAAGTTGTTAGAAAAACTCAAGTGAACTGGAAGAGGGGCGATTTACAGGTTGATTAAAGTTTCAATCTGTTTGTGTAGTGTATCTATAGTTCCGTTATTATCTAGATAACAATCGTAATTCAACCCCACACTAGAATATTCGCTTGCATGTACTTTTAGTCTGTCTAATTTTGATTTGCTGATTGACCACAATGCATTTCCATCGGGTCCTTTATTGTAGTTAACTGCGGCATCGTACCATTTAGGTTTTTCACCCCGTTCTACCCTAATTGTTGTTCCACCTGCATTTTTAATAGCATTAACTTCATTAATAAAACGACAGTCTGTAATAACAATGTTATCTTTAGTTTTGCGTAATCGATTCTCTACGCTTGCCACCCAGATATCATTGTGAAATCCATTGCGACATACTTCTGTTCCCCAATGTTGTAGTACCCATCTAGGGGTAAGTTCCGGCATATTCAAACGCTCTGCCCACCAAGGATCTACTTGTTCACGCCATTCTCTGCTTGACTTTGTAGTGCCCTCAAGCATTTCACGATCCCAACCAAAAACTGCGGCACATGCATCTTTGAGAGTCCCTGCAAAACTAATTCGTTTATATCCATGAAAGGTAGTTAGATAATCAGCAATAGTGTCTTTGCCGCTACCAATAAATCCAGTAATACCAATAATCATTTATTTTCCTTTAAGTTTATATGTGTTTATTTAAAATTTGGACCATTGACCCAGCCTACCAAACTGCGGCGGGTTCCCTGTGTTATCGGAGTTACCTCATGAACTACCCAACTTGGAAAAAATATTATTTTTCCTTTTTCTCTTGGTGCAACCTCGGGATTACTTTTAATGTAGTGAAATCTTAAATCTCCACCTGTATACTCAGTATCGTCTGATAGTTGCACACTAAAACTCAATTTTCTATTGGGGAATTGACGACCGAGATCCAAATGTTTTTGATAATTACCGTTATTGCTTGCGTTATATACTGTAAATTGTAGTGGAGTGAGGTGAGTCAAATCAAATCGAAAATGCTCATTATTGACTTTGCGTATAGCATCTGATAATGTAGCATATACCCAATCAAAATCGGATTCTATTTCATTGGATTCTAACCAAGCAATTTCACAAACACGATAATTAGAAATAGCGCCGCCACCTAGAGTGCCGGATATTGTTTGTACTTGACTTGATTGTTTGACAATTTCGTCAAGTTCTTGGTCAGCAAAAATGTTGTCTACCGCAATCCAACTAGTATTATCTTTAGAAACATTAACCAATGGCCAGTTGTTCATAGATTTGATTTACTCCTATAGCGTATTGTACTACAGGAGTGTGACAATAAAAAGTGTTTAGGTTAACCTTGTACCCATGTTAGTGGCTGACTATAATCCACATAACGTTTCAAATCTTCTATTAATTGGTCTTGCATTGCTTTGCCTTCTGCCTTTAATGCTGTACCATTTAATGTTGTGCCGCCACCTGGACCAACAATAGTTCCGAATTTTTCACGTGCTTCACCTAATATTAACTTC